GATGTCTTAACTTGAAATTCGTTTCCGTTAGTGTCGAAAATAGCCATTTTTCCCTACCTATTTTTAGATTTATAAAAATAATATATTTAAATTATACTATTATTTTACCAATCAAGGGAATTAGATTTGGTTTTTAGATCATCTTGGATGTCATCTCCTAATGGCTTTGAGTTTCTCATCTTCCTTATCCTTCTTGATAGATACTGCGAAATACTATCCACAATATCGTCATGTTGGGCGTTTGGGAAATTTGTTAATTCATCGATTACGTCTTCAAGCCAAGGGGCCTTTTCTGGGAATTTAACCACCCCAGATTCAAATAAATCTGATACCTGTATCAATCGCTCTTCTTTAGAAGAAAGCATATCTCTGCCAGGCATCATCCCTATTATGGGTAAGCGTGTTCTTCTTTTGTATTCTTGTATTATTTGCTGGCCAGATGACTTATCTTCTACCAAAATTGCATTTGATACATGTTTGTAATATAGAGATTCTAACCTTTTCTTAAATTCTGGGTATTCGACTTTCTTCCTAAACATATCAACTAAATAATACCCACTATCACATTCTGCCCAATATGTACCTACCGTATAATCATTATTTTTCCCGGTTTTTATTGCACTGTCCCAAGACCACTCATAAGACAACACCTTGCTTGGTAGTACCGAATATTTATCAATCCAATCGGATTTCACTATGCCCCCCTCTCTAGGTGATGGCCTCTGTTGAAGTTGAGAGGCTACGACATACCGACCTACTCTTTTTTCATATTTTTTTAAATATTTTTCCGGGAATCTTTTGGATAATATTTGACCTATCTTCTTTCGTTTATCATAGGGGCTTTTAGATTCGAACCGCATAGGTAAGCATATATGTTCCCATTCTTTGCTTTTCGATAGTAAATAACCGGTCAAATCATTCGAATGCAATCTTTGCATTATCAAGATGATACATCCCGATTTCTGACTATTGAGCCTTGTTGATAATGCCTCATCAAACCATAAATTGACACCCTCACGTATTTTTTGCGAGTTTGCGCCCTGAGAATCAATAGGATCATCTAACAATATGATATCAGCACCCGTACCTGTAATGCCCCCACCTACGCTATAGCAATATCTTGCCCCCATATCTGTATTTGTATAATATGTTTTTTGATTTTGGTCGCTAGATAATTTGAATGCGTTACCCCATAAATTACAAAACCACGGCGATTGCATCAAATATCTAGATTTAACTGTGTCCCGGGTAGATAAATCTCTAGTATGTGAACCGGTTAGGAATTTCATTTGTGGTCGTTTTATCCAACACCAAACAGGAAAAAAAACACATGTTATTGTGGATTTACTGCATCGTGGTGGGATATTGATAATTAACCGAGTTACTTTTCCCTCAAAAATAGATTGCAACGAGTCGCACAAAACTTTAATGTGCCAATCATCAACAAATTCATCCGAATCAACAGATTTCCAACCTATTTTAAAGAAATGGTAAAAAGATTTTTCGCACAAGGCCTTTTCAGTTGCATCAAGAATTCCCCTCTGAGAGATTTGCATATAATTTCTCTAAGTCTCCCCTGCCTAAATGCGATAAATCAGGGATATTTGTCTCTAGGCTACCCTCAATATCTAATTTTTGCACGGCCTTACCCTCTGTTCTATCGATCAGTTCTTTTATCGCTCGCACATCCCCCTTTAGACCTTGTAAAATAAGAGCTGAAACGAGTCCCCAATATATATTTTTATCTGATTTAAGGTTTATTTCTTTTTCACGGCCATTTATCTCATATTTTATTTGTATATTAGAAGAGGCTAATAATTGCGCGGCAGTATCGGAAAATGTTTTTTCCTTTTTAGGCCGTCCATTTGGATTGCCTGATATCCCTTTTGAAAAAGGGCGCCCTACAACATTGTTTCTGCTGTTTCCATTGCTGTTTCCATTGCTGTTAATGCGCTGTTTTTCAGTATTAATCATAATTAATATAATAAGTACTAATCAAAGAAATTGCAAATTTCTCCATTTCTCATAACAGAATGTTCTTTTTTATTTTTTTTACAGAAATCCACATACCGCTTCACGATCACGTCACAATATCTTGGGTCAATTTCTAAACCAAAGCATTTTCTACCCATTTTTTCACACGCAATTAAGGTGGTGCCTGACCCCACAAAAGGTTCGTACAATAAATCACCTTTTTTTGTATGATTTTTAATCCCGTACATCCACATTTCAACGGGTTTCATTGTCGGGTGAAGGTCGCTACGCGTAGGGCGGTTAAAATCCCATACACTGGTTTTTGTTCTATCCGGACAGTTCAAACGCTTACCAGGGACCCACCCAAAAAGAATGGGTTCATGTTTGTAGTGATATTCCGACCTCCCAATAACCATCGCTTGTTTATTCCAGATAAGAACCTGTCTTAACCATCCTAATTCTTTGAAGACCTCTGTAAATATTAAATGTAGAGGCCCGGCAGGAACTGTTGATAGGGTATACGCCCCACCTCTTAATACTGTAGAGGCATTGTAAAACCATTCTTTGACTTTATTTTTTAAATCTTCTTCATTCAAATCATCGGATTCAATCTTTGATCTTTTTTTTCTTTTCCCGTCATAAGCAGCCCCTTCATACGAAACCCCATAAGGAGGGTCTGTAAATAACATATCTGCGAGTTGGCCCTCCATCACCTTCTGTACATCATCTATAAACGCGCTATCACCACATAAAAGTTTATGTTCACCTAGATGGTACATATCCCCTATTTTGGTAACGGGTTCCTCTGGCGCCTCACCTACATCATCATCCCCCTCGGTACCCTCAAATTCTTCATCCAGTATAGTTAGATCATCTTCATCAAATCCCCAATCACAAAGATCTTCCATATCAAACATATCTTTGAGAATGTCGCGATCCCATTCCCCGGTATTTTGATTAGACCGAATCACATATTCTTCAGATTCCTTATCAGTTAATTCCCTGCTAGGAATGCGAACATCAATTTCATATTGGGGACCCTTTAGTTGTGATAGAATTTTTATTCTTTGGTGACCAGCAAGAATTGTATTATTTGTATTTATAGCTGGTATTTCAGCAAGCCCAAATTTTTTCAGACTTTTCTTGAGATCTTCAGCTTGTTTTTCGGAAAGTTTTCGGGGGTTATTTTTAAATTCTACTAAATCTGATATCTTTCTTTTTTCAGTTTTCCATATTATTTCTGGCATAATTTCTCCTGATTTATACCTAAAGACAAGGTGTCGGTAGGTAGAATACAGATAATTATATCAAACTAAACACATTTGCCCTTTATTAACGGTCATAGCCTCTCCGCTATATGTATTTTGCTTCTTTTTAGTCCTAACTATCTTGAAGTCTTTGAAAGCAATATCTTCAAAATTAACATTATTCGCGTTAACTTTCTCTGAATCCTTCTCGGGGACGTACCGAAAATCTTCACCGTAAGATTTTTTAATGTAGTTCCAAATAGTGGCGATGGTAACATTATATTCTTTTGCTATGTGTTTAATAGGCACTTTCCTAAGATGCTGGGATTTTATATCCATTATCTGGGCATATGAGAACTTAGGCTTTCTCCCTCGTTTTGATTTTTTAGAATCGGCAATAATCTTAGGTTCAATAGCAGGATTTTTCTCCATAGTCTTCTCTGTAATTTTCTCTGTTTTCTCTAAGTCTGATATAGATTCTATAAAATTTAAAAAATAAGTTCCATTTTCTGATTTTGTATCGACACCATCTAAGATACTTCGGAAATGGATACCGTTTTTCCTCAGATGCTTAACCAAATAGCAAAGCTGATTAATATTAAGTCCTGAATTACTCAATTTATAGATTATTAATTCATCGCCTGGAATCATTTTACCCATAAGTTCCTTCAAATTCTTATGATTTTTTTTATCGCCTACAAATTGGTCCAATAATATCTTGGCGCAACCGTACCTATTCAAAACTTCCGTTTGAGATTGTAACTCGAAATCTGCTTTAATGTATGTAGAATATCCGTATATCATAACTCACCGACGGGTATTCTAGCATAGTAAATATATTAATCAAGGAGTTTAAATATGTTAAATACTTTAATAGGTCCAATAGCCGATATAGCAATGAGAGCGGTGAGCAATTTTATAGGCCCAGAAAAAATGAGTGAACAGGAAAAGTTAAAATTAGAACGGAGCATCAATACAGAGCTTCTTAGTATTGATTTCAAGAAAATGGAAAAGGAAATAGAAGATCGAGCTTCAGCAAGAGCCCTAGCAAAAGAAGAGCTAAAGAATGGTACGGCCTTCACAGCGTTCCTTGCTGCGTTTCATAGACCCCTATGGTCCATCGTCTGTCTAGTTATCTATACCTGGACGATGATTAGCCCCTCTTTTAATTTTCCAGACATCGAGTTCACCGGTCTACATAAAGACGTGATGATGACCGTGGTGATCTTCTATTTTGGTGGTCGTTCAATTGAGAAGGTATTTGCAGTAATGAAAAAATAACTTTGTTTATTATATTAGTTTGATACGCTAGTAATATGTCGGGGGTTCAAAGTCGCTTCCAGCCCCCCGGCATGCAAGGGGATAAAAATGAATCCGTATTATGATAGCAGTGACCTTATAGCTCAAGAACAGTGTATGGGCTGTCATAGCTTTTTCAATCAAGTATTTATGAAATTCATTGAACAGCATACATATAAATCTAAAAAATCAGCTGAATTAATGTTCAAAGTTGAAGAGCCTGGTTTTTATTGCTCTACTTGCGATCCAAGTTCAATGTCTATTCTTTAAATGATTGCTATCAAATAACCATCAAATAAGATATTAAATGAAAAAGCCCTCAAGAACGGCAATTCTCAAGGGCAATAAGATAGTCAAACCTCATATTGTAATTTGACTATATCTTCATTTTCTAGAATTTTCAATTGATCATCAAATAAACATTAGTTAAATATCCAGGTTGGTCCAAGGAAGTAATTTGAACTCTTGGTATTGCTCGTTTGATATCTCAGTTAGTTCCTCATTATCCATTACTTTTAAGAGTTCTGGGATATCCTTCTTCTTATCAGCTATATTTTTGTACCCAATTAACAATACATATTTATTTTCTATCTTCGCTCCAAAAGGCACATAGTATTTAGCCCTTCCATCTCTCAGAGCTTTCAGTATCGGTTTATTAATTTTAGGATTTCCATACTCCATCTTAATAGCTAGCATATTATCTTTGAAAACATACATTAATTCATTCCTTTTTTTGTACTTTACAGGTTTACACAGTCTTTTTTGAGGGATTTTTATATTTTCGGGTTAATAATCAGGATTTTACAAAAATTGATTAGCCATTTCTTTAGATACACGATGCTTTATGCGGTTGGTCCACTGATATTTCATATAGTAACCATTCTGCCATTGAATGAAATATGTTTCATAGCCCATTAAGTTTTCGTCTATATTTCTAATGATTCCAAACAGTCCAGTACTTTCAGAGTGTTCGATTCTATCGCCTATTTTAAATTCAATATCCATATCAAATGTATTTAACCCCTAATTCAAAAAATGTATTTACAACATAATTCCAACAGGCTATTGCATACATCATCATCATCATCGGATGTTTCATAGTCTAATGGTGTGCATTCCTCCATATCTTTTATGTGATTATGTACTGATTCAAGTAAATTTTTCGGCGAAACGTGATTCATTAATATACTTCCTTTATTTTCCGGGATTACCGGTTGCATTGGCGATCGCCCGGGATTCCCGGTTCCCATTGATATATATTATATATCAACTTTAATAAAGGCCTCAGCGAATCTTTGCCCTATAAGTTCATAGCTTCTATGCGTGAAATGAACATAATCAAATATGGTTAGATCATCGGTTTTAATCATCTTTGAATTAGAGATTAGATATTGGGCTTGCTCCTGTTGCGCTTTTATATCATCCCAGTACGTAAACAGTTCATTATTATCTTGTGGCCCTAACTGGGCATAAATAAACGGCATCTGGCTATCTCTTAAATCTATTCTGATATTTGTTGCGAATTTAATGAATAGATTTAAGTAATTAGAATGCGTGTCTAAATAACTAACGGCGTCCTTCTCACCCTGAAACCAAATTACACCCGCTATGATCCCATTACTCATTTGTTTTGCTATCAATGCTCTATTTACTAAAGATCCATACAATGTGTACGTATCCAACGGGTTTTTAGGTCTCTCCCATTGAGATATAGACGATCCACCTAACGCACAGGGGACTAGTATGACCTTTTGGTTTAGATAAGTACTCATAGCTATCCCAAATGGCATTGAAGGGCCAAATTGGGGACGTTTGTCATATGATGCTATATCAATCTGCCCATCACCATTATCTATAGGCTCATAAGCTATCTTTAATTGATAATCATTCCCAAAAACTAGAATGTTTTCATTGAAATAATTAAAATCATCTTCAATTAACCCAGCTCTACCAACCATATTTGATTGACCAGCTAGAATGAATATTTTTGTAGGAGGTTGTTTGATCTCTAATGAGATTGAATTATTAATAGGGGCGCAAGCGGTTAATAATATGACTAAGATAAGGATTAATTTAATATTCATCACTTCCACGGAGTTCGGACCGGCCCCACTAAGCCATATAGATCATCAGGACGCAGGCGTGAAGCCTACGCTGGGGCCGTAAATAATGTAGATTCGGATTCCCACCAAAAGCCAACGCGCATATTAGTGTTAACAGGCTTGTACAATTCCTACATTAGTTTAATTTTACCTAATCTTTGAAAACACTCCAAACTAAATCTTTTTTCTCTTCGTATAGTTCGTCGGTAATATCGACTAATTGATCGCCGCTAACAACTTTCAATAAGTTCAATCTATCTTTATCCTTATCTGCAACACTATTATAAGCGAGAAGAAAAGCACCCTTACATTCCGGAAATTCATCGGTAAATCTATGAGACGATGATAATCCCCCTTTTATAGCCCCTATAATAGAGTCATTACTTGCTTTCTCATTGTTAACTATCTTCAAAACTAAAATGTTTTCTTTGATTATGTCCAATTTAAACCCCTTTCTAAATAGAATTCGTCTACCTAAAGTATATTACAAATTTAAAAATCTCACAGTTTTATACCATATGGGTCACGTCCCCCATATGGTTAGTTAATACCGATACGCTCCTTAGCTTTAAACCACATTCCCTTATTCACTATTCTAATTGTAAAATTTACATACTTTTTAGTGCCAAATATGTACCAGTCTTCAGCGCTTTCTATCCACACTTCATAATCCCAACTACCCTTAGGGGGATTATCTAACCTCCCTCCGGTCACTGTTGCGATTTCCACTTCTAAAGTTTGCCCAAATTTTGTATATGGGAATGTTTTTTTCTTATCCGACATGTTTTCTCCTCTTATGTATAAAAATGATCAAACTTTACACACATTCTTATTATATGTGTAAAAAAATGGGTTTACTTTACATAATGGTTATTTTAACCTAATAGAAATTGAGTTGTTGGTGCCGAATCTTGAATCAATTTTTCAATATTTTCTGTTCTTAACTTTGTATTTAAAGAATCAAAAATGTTTTGGGCTTCTTTATTTGGATTGCCGAGGGAATTGTAAAATCTAGTTATAGATTCCAATATAAACAATTTCTCCCTGTCATTTAATTTTTCTTTGTTATCGCTCATCTTCTCACCTCCTATTTACTTTACATAATGAATGTTACGTTACTACCCTGGTATTTCAGTCCAAAACTTTTTATAATCAATAAAAAGGTCTTCAAAAACATCGATTAAACTTTTCAAGCTAACTATTTCCCCTCTATTTGCTCCTTCGCCATCACAAATAAAGTCAAAAGAAATGTTTTTATCCTCATAACAATCCATTTCAAGCGTATTCCCATCTAAAAATATTCTGATTCTACATCCGCAATCTTTCCTGCCATAATCAAAATTTGAAACGACAATTTTCCCATATTCAACTTCATTCTGCTTGCAAAAACTATGATAATTAGCCAATATTGCTAATGCGGTCTCATTTATGCCTATCTCTTTCATTCTCTCGCCTCCAAACTATTCAAAACGCTTTTATCTAATCAATTGAACTCTTTTACTATCCCCCCCGTATCAACAAACCTTTTTAAGTGCGGTAATAATTCAGACACTTGCTCTCTGTTTAAATGCATTCTAGACGAAATAAACGCGGTTTCGGGTAATTTATAATTCACAAAACTATTAGGACCCCCACCATTTTCGTCGTATTTTATCCCGATTAAATCGGCTTCCCATTTATTGATAGAAACACTAGGTTTATCTATACCCAGCCAAACACAATCATCTGTTGCTAGACTGCTTTCTTGTAATGAGAAGTCCTCCCTGTTTACATCTTTGAATTTCATAAGACTAAACCCCCTATTTGTAATTTCCATACCTCACCTCCAAATTAATTAATCCCACAATAAACGTTAATAACGCCCTTTCATGTTAATCCTAATGCTACTTTACACTTCTAACTATTGTCCCCCCCGGCACAAACAACGTATGTATATCACTCCTCCAGCTAAAGACTTCGTTCCCTTCCCACGTGGTTTTAGTCTCATAATGAGGGTACACGTCGTCACCCTTTTTTATTATAGTGCTGTATACTGGCAACTTTTTCTTTTTATAGTACCCGTGATTAATTTCCTCATAAAAAAGGTAGTATTCCTCCGTTGTGCCTTTATAGATATACGAGCCTACAAACAAAATAAACGGACCTAGTGAACGGTTTATTTTATCTGTACGATCCGTCAACGAAATTATATTGGCCGTTTTTATTTCTATTTTAGGCGAATAATCTCTTTTCTCAGGCAAATAGGCGGTCGTCAAGAAGATAAATAGTGTAAAAACCAAAACGGAAATTATAATGATTTTCTGTGTTGTTTTTTCATCTCTCTTCATTTGTTTTTCACCTCCAATTAATCCCTACCGGCATCCCCAGCCGACACTCCGCCGGGACTCGTATCATCCCAATTGTAATTACCTGCCGAAATCACGTGGGGTTCTGGTTCTGTAGTCTGCTCAACCATCCTATCCAAACGGCTATTTAATCCCTTTATCACTAAACCATCCATTCTCTAGCCTCCTATTTATTTTACAAAACTTTGATATTTATTAATCTACAGCACAACACGTGGGGAGATTAATTTTGTCTTATTTATTAAATCTGCTTACTAGGATTTATTAAAAATTCTCCTCATAGTACTTGTTTATGTGCTCACTAAACTTCTTTTCATCAACTTCCGTCCCCTCTCCTTGAGACTCTCCGGTATTACGCTTAACAAATAACTTGTCGTCTCCGAATCTGAAGATGTCGAATCCAAGAATAGCTATCGCTTTATTCGATTTATTTAGCATTACTAAGCACCTCCAATCTACTTTACATAATAGATATTATTCGACGCCAACGTATTCTATTAGTTCCAAAATCTCTTTATTTCCCTGTTTCTCCGCAACTTCTTTTAGTTTGTCATGCCCCACATCAGAAATGATTCTTCTACATACAGCAAATTCAGAAAAATCAGCTACAATATCAAATGCAAAAAGAACACCCCTCAAAAAACTTTCGTTATCTTCAACCTTCATCTCTCGCCTCCAATTGATTAACCCCTAACTCTTTTGCCATACAAAAAGAACATGGTGGGTTTATATGGCAAGAACAGCAGCCGTCCCCCGCAATCTCGCATCTATCGAATTCCTCGCTCCCATTAGGATCAACCATACGATCGTATTCCTTTTTTTCTTGTGATAAATTCTTCCATACTTTTATTCCCAACGCCCTCTCGCATTCCCTACACCACCCGTACCCCGACGCATCAGGAACGCAACCACATTTTAGCTTTGGCCTTCCCATCTCTCACCTCCAATTATTAGGGTATAATATAAATGCAGTGGTAAGTCCGTCTTGACTTCTCTTTTCGTTCCCTTCCAGCGGTTGGCTAAGCTTAGAGGTTCCGGGTCTCGCGGGTCACTGCTTTCAATTTACTTTTTATCTAAGTATTTTATTTATCAAATCAACCTCATCTTCTTTTAACCACAAGGAAACTAATCTGTTTTTTTGGCGATGCAACCAACAAGTCATTCCACTGGCATTCCCATACCCGAGAATTTCCACTATTTCCCTTGATGTGTACGCCTTGTCTGTTTTTGGGTTTATTTGTGAATATAAATTGTTTATTTCATTCTTGTTATATTTGTATTTCATGCCGCCCAAGACCCCTCATCCCATATTTTGGCTATAATATAGTTTATGTCTCCAATTGAATCATCATAACTAAGGTCATCTTTAAATTCGTGGTCTTTTATTTCAGTTTCAAGAGCGCCTTCTCTGAAATTAATCACAATGTCATCGCCATATTCTTTTTCCAAGGCTAATGTCAGTAATTTCTCAAAATTCCCAAGGTGCTCTGCCGTGGTTTCCTCTGTCACGCCTTCATAATCAGCTGGTATAGTTATTATCATTTTAAATTCCTCCATTGTTGATTTGATAGATTAACAATATCATCACTGATTATATTCGTCAAGCTTAAATTTAGTATTTTATCTCAATCTTGACTATATATATCCCCTATTATCTCTATTTGGATATTTTTAGGCCTCGGGAGTCCCGCCTTCATCATAGAAAACATAAACGCCTCACCATCCCTTTTATGTGGCTTTCCAATAAACATACCCACACTTTCCTCATATTTGATTTCAAAAGTATCATTCCCATCTATTTTTATTTGCGTCCTTATGATATCCCCCTCATAGATTTCAATATCATCTTTATCTTTTAGACCAATAAATTGCATAATCTCTACCTCGCCAAATTTGAATATGTATTCACCACCTTGGGTAAAATAAGTTTGGTAAATAAAAACCACTTCCTGGGTATCAAAATTGATCCTATCCACATACCAGGTTAGATCCAAATGTTTAATGTGAGCTCTAAATTTTAATTTATTCATCATTTCCCCTTAATTGTTACCCACCAAGAATGTTACCGCTATAGTGTCCATAAAAGCCTTGAAATGGAAATAGGTATCTTCTTTTTTTAAAGCTATCGCTTTCTCTCTAAAGTTATCTTCAATAGGATCTAGTATAGATTCTGGAATCTCTTCACCATAAGCTTCCTCATAAAACATCATTTCAATACTCGTCATGCAAATGTTTAGCAATAGCCTCTCTTAACTTCCAACAAAGATCGTCTACATTTTTAAATTCATCACCACAAATAAGACTGGACCCGTGTTTTACTTGCGTTTGAAGCTGCTTGAAATTCATCTTTTTCCTCTGGTAAATCAAACTGTAAAATCCCTTTCGACATCTAATTCCCCTTTTTTGAATTTTTGTAATAAAATTTTAGATAGTTCATTTCTTTTCCTTTGTAACTCCGTGACATCCTCTACCTGTACTACTATAAAGGTCATATTTGCAGATCGTGACGGCGCTATCGTTTGAATAAGCCAATCCCTGTAACGAGTCTGCAACTGCCTTACCCAGGTTATCCATGTCGGCTCTGGTGCCCCCGACGACTGCGAGTGATATTTTGACAGCGCCTCCAAATAATAAAGTGCAATCACTGTCTTTAAGATCCCATAGCGTTTGTACTGCCGATGTGTACGCCGCATCGATTGAGTTGTCCTTACTGCGGGAACGACTACTGGAACTAAGAACGTTATTTTGTTTGAGTGTTTCCCTGAATTCTTTTTCGTTTTTAAAGACAAGCATATTTCCTCCTATTGAAAGTACCCATTTAAAGCATACGAAACCCTGCTCCTATTTGTAGGTTCTCTATCCCATCTATCCACCCGTCACCCACATATGTGGCCCAATCTGGTTTATCGTCATTTTTATAATGTTTATAAACCCAATCATGTATTTTTTCTTTAGGTATAATAAATGCTCTATTATAATCATCCTGAACAAAAATATCTTCTCCCATCTCTTTCCTCCTATTGAAAGTACCCATTTAAACAGTCCCTTCTAGTTGTATGTGATGGGGAGTTCCACGCCACGAACTCCCTTGAAACCCTCGGTGGCCATTCGGCGTCGTTATAGCCTCCTGCATAGAACTCTTCTCCTGAGATTAATTTTCTGTTACGAATGTCCATTTCCTCTTCAAGCTCCTTTACTTTCTCCCAATCAGCAACCCCCTGTTCTATCAGCTCATCCATAAGTTTACTTTCTATGAAAGTCTTTAATTTATCGTTACTCATGTTTTAAACTCCTTAATATTTAAACCGGATACACTGGGTTTTCTTTTGGTTCAAGCTCCCATTGTTGGATTACCTGTCTAAGAGGTTTTTTTTCCTGGCAATCATAACAAAAGACTCCTTTGTAATGAATGAGGCTAGTATCTCTCACGTCGTCCGTCACAACCTCCTTACAGTCAACACATTCGTTTTTGTTGACACCTTTCTTAGGCAATGTCTTTATTGCCCCTGAGTACGGGACTGACGTCTCTTTTTTCTGACAGTTCATACAGAGTATTTTCTTGTGCTTCTCTAGGCTGTAGCTTTTAACTTTATCCGTTATACCAGCCTTGCAGTCCTCGCAGTATGCCGCTGGCTTCATCTGATAATCCTTTGGTTTTGAACTGTCCGAATTTATCGTACAGTTGGACCCCCCACGGAAGCTTTGTGGGATTGCCCAAGACGGAAGCTTTGGAGGTAGCCACCAAATGCTCTTCTCCCCAGGTTTACCCTTATGGAATTCATATCCCGACTGTGATGAAAAAGAGCACTGAGAGGCAAAGGCCGTATCTAGGGAGTATAAATACCTGCCTATACCAAATCCTGAAGACGCCACACGTTTAAATGATCCCGTTATTGCACTTTTAAATGGCTCTATATCAGATTCATCGGGGGAGCCATCTTCTTTCGATGCGGTTCGGCCATCCTTATGCGAAGTTAATTTACACATAACTCCGCCTGGTACATTCCTATATTCCGTCTCCCATCCATCGAAACCAAGAACCTCTTCTAATCTGCTCTGAACGGATCTAGCCTGCACGTAGGCCAAACACATAACCCAGGGCTTGTCTTCCCCATCCTTATCACGCTTTACCCCCGTGGATTGAGGCCTCCACCCTATTTCCTCCTCTCTAAATGGCTTTTGAAAGTCGTATTCAACCGTTCCTTCTTCAGGGAATCTGTACATAATCTTCTCCTAAAAGCTTAAGCTTTGCGCTCATCTGGAATAAGGAATCTTTTAACCTACGATCAAGACCACCCCCCAACTCCTCCATATTAAACTCCCGAATTGTATCTTTTGCTTGAATCAAAGATAGGATTTCTTCTTGAATATTTTCTATTCCTATTAGCCTTGTTGTGAAATCAGCTCCTGATAAGATTTTGTATGTATCACCCTCGATATCTATATTTAAAAACTTCATAATTTCCTCCTAATATCCGAATCTCTCATACACTAAAATTTGCTCTTCCATATCCATTTTTGATAAATCTTCTTTGAAGACATTTTTAAAATCATTCTCAGGTCCAGCTAAGAACCCCCAGAAATCATCAGTAGTAACCGCTACGTTCTTATCCATTATAATTCCCGCTCTGTAATGTCAGAAATTCTAGACAGGGTTTTATTTAATTGAGTAGCAAAGATATTGATTTCTTCTGTATTGCTGTAAGCTTTTTCTAGTAAGTTTCCTAAATCACCTAGATCATCTTTGATTTCAGACGTTAATCGCCTTAACTGTATTAAACTCATCTTCATACCCTTGCGCTTATAAAGCCTGCTAGGTAATCAATTGAGGCCTTGTTTTGTGATACGTTCAATAGAATACTTTTTAATTTATCTGGGTTTGATTTAACCGATAGCTTAATCTTTTTAAGAAAATACTTTCTCTGGGGTTTACTAACACCAATCAATGCAATGTCAGTTAGTTTATTTAGGTCGTTATTTCCATCTAAGTTGAAGAAACTCAATATTTTTGTTTTAATCATTTGGAACCCTCCAGGTTCATAGGTATCAAAAGCGGTCATTTGCGTGGCCGCTTTTGTTTTTATTATAAGTTAGTTTTGTTCACCTCCAATAAGTTTGTATTTATTCTGCTTAATATATCCCCTAATGAAATCAATAAGTATTCTCGACATTGTTTCACCGTTTGCCTCACAACACTTATTAAAAGTGTTCTTATCTGACTGCGTCATTAATATGGTCATCCTAGCATCTTTATATTCTCTCATGTTTTCCTTTCCTTAAGTTGATAAATACATCATACCAATGTTACAACGTTATTACAACCCTTTATTTTATTTATACTAAGAATATTTTTTTGTTGACAATGATATTGTAATATAATATATTGATTATGGAGGTGTGAACGGGCATTCGAAAGTGTTTAATATGCCCGATGAATTGAAGGGGGAGGATATCGAAAAATCTGGAGGCTAGAGATGAAGAAAAACTTAAGGAATATAGAGAATATATTTTTATACCATTTTATTGATGGAAGAAAAATCCCTGGGAAACATTCGAGTTTAATAGGTGATTATTCTGGATTGAGGGGCGATTGTTCTCGGTTGACAGGTGATGGGTCTAGGTTAACTGGGGATTGCTCCAATATAATAGGCGATGGTTCATTATTCGAAGGCGACTTTGACCAATGTGAAATAACCAATTCCGAGAGATATGAGGGTATATCTATAACTGATTTGGTTGCTGATAGTTAGTTTGTAATAATCAGGGGGGGGGCAAGAAGGAGTGTTTAATGAAAAAATATATAAAAGGGCTTTTATGTGCGTGCTTCAGGCTTCCCAGAAGGTCATTAGAAACATATATTAAAACTGAAAATTTGATTACTGATATTTCAATCATAACGCGTTCAGGACCCAGCGAAAAACAACTTAAAATTTACGGCCTTCACGCACTGAGGCATTTATTGATCAAGGGGTACTCATTCACAGAAATAATGGATGGGGAGTTTATTAAAGACATAAAAAGAAAGGGTGAGTTATCATATATTATGAGGGCCTAATATATGATATCGGAATGATACTTATTGGAAGCATTGTAATAATAGTACTGGCTAGTGGTGGGTATTTTTTGCAATCCAAACTAATAAAAAGAGTAATTCATAATACAGTTAAAGAGGAGTGCTTAAATGAAGCAAGATATTAAAGTAAGTGACAATTTCTGGCTGTGGGAATTCTTTGACAAGGAGACCTATGAAAAATGTTCCAAGAATGTTCTTATAGGGATATTAGACCCCAAAATAATCGCACTATCTCAGTACATAAGAAATCGTTACGATTTAGCCGTAACAATAAATAACTGGAAAAGTGGAGGGTTTTACTCGTTTTCTGGATTTAGGCCCCCAACCTATAAAATAAAAGAATCCGACTTTAAAGACATAGTTTGCAAACCATGTTTAGAAGAAATCAAATCCATACCTGACCCTGTAGGGGCTACTTTATCTCAACATAAATTTGGGAGGGCTTGCGACTATAAAATAGCAGGTATGACACCTGAAGAGTTTAGGATTGATATTAAGGAAAGCTTTAGATCTTTTAAAGTTCGAGGTCTAAGTACGATTGAGCTAGGCACTGATACCTGGACCCATTGTGATGTGAGGGCGACGGGTAAGCATACTCTTTTAGAGGTCCCTTTCTTTTAAAGAAAATCTATATAATTTGGAGGCGGAGAAGTGAAAAAATATATTTATTTTTGGTTATGTAGGGCAGTTAAATTTTTCATTGTTTTTTTTACTAAAAACAGATCAATTAAACGCAATGAAGAGTCAATAGTGGATAGTGGGGAAATGATTGTTACTGAGACCATAGCCGATATGATTAGAACTGAGGGATTAAAAGATGTCAAATAAATACGAAAGTCATCTCTCAGAAGAGCATCTAAATAAAATAGAGGACTGGTTGCAAGGCAAAGGAATAAATAGAGAATGCGGTTTTTGCAATAAGAATGAGTGGACCATAAAAGACAATTTAGTATGGTCTTGGGCCCCCAGTGACCCTGGGAAAGTTCCTGAGCTATTAATGGTTTGTCTTAACTGTGGAAATACAATGCATTTCAATGCGGTTGTAATGGGGCTTAAATAATTTGGAGGCGGAAAAGTGAAAGTTTTTATAGTAAGTATAGGTTCATACAGTGCCCCTCAGGGTGGAATTACCGTATTTGCAAAGGATTGGACTAGGGCCAAAGACCTGATAATGCAGTATGAAACATCAGATCACCCACCTTTCGATATTCGCGACTTGAAATCTGGGCCTGATTTTTCAGTAGAGACGATAGATTGTGATGAACAAATTTTTGATTTTACCACAATGCCTTTCTGGGGTTGATTTTGGATATCAAAAATCTATACAATTGGGAGGCGGGAAAATGAAAAAAATGATGATCCAAGCTGACAAATTTATAAAGAAACTTGAAGAGCTCAATATTTCTTTTGATGCTGGCACTTTCTATATTTATCTTGCTGATGTGTTGTTGAAATATGACTCTGAAGATATCATTACCGCCCTTAAGGAAAAAACTGGGCTTTCAAATAAGAAAATCAATAAATACATGATAGAACTCATTGAAAAAGATGCCATTGTTTGTCACAAAAATGGATATAAGTTGACCCTAGGGATTCCTATGTGGACCCCTGAGATACATATGTGTGATGGAAAATCTTTGTGGGAATAAAAGGAGGTAGAAAATAGATATGATCAGCAAAAAAGAATATGAAAATCTACCAAAAGGGAAATTGTTAGAGCTCTTAGAAATAAGAACCGACCAGGCTTTTTTATCCTTAATGAAGGATAAACGTATGGGTTTGGCTTATCATATGGATAGGCTCGAACGAAACTATAAGAGGCAAAAAGAAAAAATTCTAGGACGGATGACAGTGAAGAAGGCATTAAAATTTAACAGTCTCTTTGATTTTGTATGTTAGAAGATCTGTACTATAATCTAATCAACACACCCGGGCGTATTCGTAAGGATATCTAAGCACCGGGTAATCTAAAAAATATGAAAGCCCCACACTCGCAAAAAGTTTAGGGGCCTTCAAAAGGAAATTGTTATGAATAATTATACCCAAAATACATGTCTAACGCCATACTCTAAGGTCAAAAACAATACCTATGAGCACCTTTCCTCTAAAAATACCTCCCCTAAATCAAGATTAGCTTACTCATTTCTAGGGTCACGTTTAGACTATGACTCATCCAACTCTAGGGCCACATACGATCAGATACTAAAAGGCTGCGGGTTTGGTTCTTACCAAACGGTCTCTAGGTGTCTCTCGGAACTCACGGATAAGGGTTTGATAGTTAGGGTAGGTAGGAGCAGGTACAGGCTAACCTATGGTATCTATATGGGCATCATTGAGAACGAGAATAAGACAGAGAAAACCATACCCTCCTCCCCATCTCAAAAGAAAGCAAACACTACACCTAGTGTAGTAAAAGTAAATCCCCCTATATATAGTATTATTCTTAATAACAATAAGTTAAGAAAAAGTCGTCATGATCGTTTTCCTAATGTCGGGGAAACGATAAAGCCAGACGACGTTTCTAATTTTAAATTTAAAAAAGACTCCCCATTTAGCAAGATGCCTAAAAGCACCCTGTACAAGATGATTAAGCGATACGGTGTGACCATGGTTCAGGATCGAATTACTAGACTTGAAGGGTGCTACACCCTTGATAAGATAAGAACAACGCCCGCCGCGCTCTTGTATGGGGCTCTCACGGATAATGGCGAGTGGAAATATAAGACAAAAAAAGGAGAGGTGATTAATTTGAGGTATCCTACTAACGAGAAAACGCAACAAATGTTAAGGGATGACAGGGCCATTAAAAAATTGAACGATGGAACCAAGATCAAAATGGACGTGTTTAAGAAAACTAACCCAGTTCTTATAGAGAAGTTCCACCTTAAAATACAAGAGGAGACGCCTAGGTCTATGAATATCCCGTTCCTGTACGAAATAGCGATGAATGCTAAAATATCTGAATATATTGGAGGTGTGAGATGAGTATTTTTGGAATTTTAGGGGAAGTTATAAAAACCCCTGGCTCTATAGCCAAAGACGTTTTGAATTTGGATAACGAAGGAGAAGAGAAAACTAACACTGGTCAAAGGTGGGCGGATCTCAAGGAAGAGCTAGATGAACTTTTTCAGAGTAACTAATCGAGGAGTTAATTATGGCAAGTAATGGATTTAAATTTGAGAATTCTACAGATGAAGACGGTAACCCTACAGGTGGTTTCGTAGACGGGATGGGTATTTATATCAGATGGCAAGATGGCCCTTTAAATAGGGGTAAAGATAGATTGGAACCAAATGGTGCTTTGGTTGAGGATGTAATCAAAGCTGCGAAATTCAGGATTGAACATTATAACGAATCAAAATTCAAAGGCAGGGAAAACAGTATGGCGATAACCAAACTAGATGAAGCTTTACTTTGGCTTGATAAGAGAATGAAGGACAGGGAAAGACGAGGTGTTGCAGGCACTCACGAAGTTTAGAATGCTAAGATTTCTGAATATACGGCAGGTGTGAGATGAATCTATTTAATGAGCTCCAAAATAAGTATAAAATTGGGGATGTTTATCAGTATTTATTATCAAGTCTACAGATAATAAAAGTTGGGGATATCTCAATGCTGTCTGAAGAGGTAACATTATATGATTACGATATAACATTTCACTACACAGATTTAAATGGGGTAATTCAAGAATTCACACAAGATGCAGCTAACGGGTTGCCAGAGGAATTATTTAAAAAGGAGGTTCAAAGTGAGTGAGGCAGAAGATAAAATACAAGAAATTGTAGATTTTATAAGTCAAGATCGTCTTATAACGGAAAATCCTGAGAGCTTTCTTTCTTGGCTTAAACAAACGAGAAAGACCCAAATGAAAAACACAATCAAAGATTTAATTAACTATGCGGAGGATCAATGTAATTTACTCCAAAAACGTCCCCCCAACTCTTACATAGAGGGTCTGTATCCAATGCTAAGCGTTAATGAGCAACAATTACTCGATAAATTTATCGAGTGCGGTGATTTATATGATGACTTAGCCTCAAAAGTAACAGATATACGTTTTAATAGGGATGTGGCAGGTAAAAATAATAAGGTTTAATTGGGATTTTAGTGAGCTGAGGCAGCCTGTACCGCAAAGTGTGAAACGGTACAGGCAATAAAGAGATTATGGATGAAGGCGTACATAATCTCTAAGTGAGTATCTGGATATTAAAATAGTAACATTTAAATATCTGGAAACAAAATTATTCGCCACATTAAAAGGGTATCGTTTCATTGCCCTTCAATGATAAGGCCCGCTTTGCTCTGTATTCGCATTCCTGAAGGATCTTTGTATAATTACCATTAGAAGACGAAAGTAATTCCCACTGGTTGTTCACACACACCTCTATTTGAGATATACCGGAATTTACAGACCAGGCCCTATAATCCTTATCATCTATCGAGAATTTATATACTGCGGTATCAATTTTCTTTTTCATCATTTAATTCCTGAAATACAAATATCTCACAGTAAATTTTGGATTATTAAAGGCTAAATCGATAGGCTCACAGATAGAATCTATTGATTGCGTTTTTGACTTTTCAAGTATTTTCTCCCTAAGGGCTCCCATAAATACACCGCACGACTCCATTTCTGGCGCATCTTGTGGGTCATCATATTCCTCAACAAAGAAGTAATCCATCTCGGTTCCCTTTTCCCCGCCGGTTTATACGGCGAATCTGTTATTAATTTAAATCTAGATTTATTGTTATTCATAATTCCAGCTTATCATATGGGAAATCCTATTTAAAAAAATACGTCATCGCTTTCTTATAGAATAAGGATAAGGCATATAGCCCTTCTGCATTTGGAATCGTGGACTTCTCCCAGTTAATTAATGAGCTCTTACAGACACCATACCCAGTGGCTTTATATAGATCACGCGCCAACCTTTCGTGGCTTATACTCATTTCATGTCTTAATTCCCTAAGCTTCTTATGTTTAAACATATGCATAAATTATACTAAGGTTATTATGATTGGTCAACATTGTGGGTCAAGATGTTGACCAATGGGCACGGCGATGTTATTATAAGTTTATAAATTTGATTGGAGGCGATTTTATGGATATAGAAGAATTTAAAATGGTCAAGTTTCCTGAGGAAATTTATAGTATTTCTCCAATAGATAATGACAATGAAGATATAAAATATTTCGTACAGAAGTTAAAAAGTGATTCTAAGGTGAATATAGAACGTTACGGTTCCGTGCCAATGGTAGTTGAGATAGATTCTTGGCGTGGTTATTTTAATACTAACGACCACTTAATCTATATACCCAGTATGGATAGATTCACAAAAATAAAGGGTCATATATTGAGTTACATATATCTATACCGTTAAAGGAGGTGAGAGATGAAGGAAGAAGGTAATAAAATATTTATCAGCAGGGTACCAGAAGCTGATATAGAAAAAAGACACAATGAAAAATTTATTCGCTGGTTAGATATAACCTACGGCTTGTCGGAATCTAGATATCTTACAGAAGATCAAAAACTTCAAATGATACAAAAAGTAAATGATATAGAAGTCTCTACTATTAAGTGATAAAAAGTAAATTGGAGGTGAGAAAATGAAGTTTTTTCACAAATGGCACGATATCATACAAATAGATTTTAAGATTATTACATTAGCTTTTTATGATGGCGGTTTTTGGTTTCGAATATTTGGTAAAGGTCTGGCAATTGTTAATAAGAAAAAGAACCCGCCTTTATTTAGTGAGAGAAATGGAATCAGGAAAGTATTGAGGGTAGGCAATTACGGTGTAGAATTTTTAAAATAATTGGAGGATAAAAATGTTAAGTATTGAAGGCGCTATAGATGAGTATGGGGACAATTGGGATGATGGATTACTCGGGATTCAAAGAGATATCAATGGCGCGATTGAAGCTATTTTTACAAGTGAACAAGGTAAAGTCGTCAGGGATAATGATTCTAAAAAAATAAATAACTTACTAGATGCTTTGGAGAGGTATTTTAAAACAACTACATACTAAATTGGAGGTGAGGCATCAAATACGCACTAAATAGAACAGAATCAAATATTAGTGATTGGGAAGAAGCTGGACAAACATATTTTACAATCGGATCCCAATTGTAAAATATGTCTTAAGCGGGATATACAAATTGAACTGTGTAAATGCATAACAGATAAAATTCCAAAGGAAGTATTCAATCACCTTGTAGAAGTTCGAATCTTGCGAAGTAAATCAAATATGATATGTGTGAATGTAACAATAAAAGGAGTTAATTAATGAACATTTATAAATCAATACCAATCTTATTAACCATATTCCTAGTATCCTGTTCAGGAATAATCCGATCAATAGATACTAATCTATCTAGATCATACAACCTAACAAGCTCACAGGTAGCATTTACACAGCCTACATTCCCATATGAGCCAGGCCAGTACAGATTCGACACTGTCATAACTAAAATAGTCTTTGGGGGTGATCAATCCACTGATTACATTGAATTCTATGTACACAATCACCATCTAATGAATGAAATAAGGATTTTAGTTGGGGACAACATTAGTATAGGTCCGTATCATGAATTCCTTGTAGAGGTTAACGGAACATATCGGATGTATATGGGCAATCAAACTGTAAATGATAAAAATGAATTTGCTATGAATGTTAATAGAGATGTTTTAGGTAAAAACATAGGCTCTGTAGTTAGATTAATTGTGGATGGGATACAAACACAGGAATATTTTTTAGATAATTTCTATTAAAACATTTTCTTTTACTAGTTCGATGTACTAAAATGTAGTTATGAGTACCAACACATTAGTAACAAAGGCCCCTGGGAATAAGATAATCTCAGATGACGTCAATCAGTATAAAGATGCTTTTGTTGAAGATATAACTTGTCGTAATTCACTTGGGGTTTCAGCTCCCGGTGAGGGCGACTTGGGAACCGAAGGTGGCGAATTTCAAAACCTTCGCATCTTAGGCAATATAATTCGTAAGGGTGAGGTCTTAGACTTAACTAACTTTCAAAGTTTAAACCATCAAATACAGGCGGGGAAAGCAACGTTAGATGGATTCCCTGACTTTTTAGAGGTTGTAGCTTCTAGTACAAATATAAATATTAAAGCGGGGGGGGCTAATCCAAACTTAGAACTTGTAATCAATAAAGAAACTGTAATTCTAGAGAGTGATATCCTTGTTACTGGGCTTTTAACTGCTCCGGCTGCTAATAATACCGCACTTGTTAGTGATGCAGCGTATGCCAATCAAAAATTCACTGAAACTGAGGGTGAATTCGGGTCTACGTTTATTAATTATGATACTGCGGGGCTTGAAATAACAGGTTTAGATGGAACCATACAGGCATTTCAACACGGCGCAGGACCAGAATTCTTTCTTGCACTAATAGATAATACCAATAGTCGATTGTATGCGTTTAAGAGAGGAATAGGCGGCTCTGAACGTGAAGAAATGGCCAATAATGATGTAATCACATTACTCAGAACAAGTTACATCTTCTTAGATGCTGATTTAACCACTGTTTTCGCACCTACTAGACCCCCTGAGTTTCAATCATTTGATCCAGGTTCCCCTTCTTTAGGTGATATCTATTTCAATACAGACTCAAAACGTTGGCAAAGATTCAATGGATCTCTATTTGAGAACAAAGATATTCATTTTATAGGCATCGCCATAGTGGATGACACCCAGGTAGTCGCTGTTGAGGCTAACGATTTTGACTTAGCTTGGGCTTCTAATTTAGACTTAGATGCTTTTTTTGTTGATGACGATACCGTCAGGATTAATGCTAAGGACGTTTCCGTTGCTGGACAACTCTTTACAATGGAAAATCATTTCGGAAGGGAAATCCAATTGAGTGTTGATTTAGAGTCGGGTGTAAGTGAGACGGCCAATACTTTATATTATATTTATGTCGATTCAGATTTAAATTATTTCTTCTCAGATAAACCGCCTAGGTTGCCAGATAAGAAAGAAGGGTACTATCATCCATTCAGATATTGGCGATGGACCGGAGTAACCGTCTTTAATGATGGGGCTAGTAATATTTTAAAATTCGATTATCAAAAGGGACAGTATCATTACCATAACGCACAGGAATCAACAGGTTTATCCACCTCATTAACGTTGAATGATTTCAATACGATCCCGGCCCCTATAAACAATTGGATATGTAGGTTTGTTGCTACGGCACAAAATCCAAATATCCAAGAAGTATTTTTTGTCATCCGGGCTTTTACCGCTACAAGTGGAATGCTAGTATATGCTGTTCAATCAACATCTGGGTTCACCCAAGAAACCGGTATCTCTGCTAATATGTTAATACAAAACGGAACGATCTTAGCGCTTAAATCAATGGTGAGCGAAGCATTTTTAGCCGCTGTAGGCTATGACTATAGGCAATAAAATGGATGTAAAATTATTTGATAATACAATTGTTAATTATAAGCCTGGGATCATAGTGGAAGGACCAAATGAAGGCTTATGTAGCTTTGTAGAAGATAAAAAGATTAAAGAGTGGTATGCAAATAGTGCTTGGGTTCCTAACCCTGGGTATGATTTTAATCAGTCTCGTAATGATGAATTAAGAAATATTGAAACCCAAATTGTTTTATTAGAACTACAAAAAGATAAAGCCAATGAATTAAGCTTCACGACTCAATTTTCTGTATTTGCTTCTCAATTAACAATACTGAATTCAAGAAAGGTATCCCTGGAAACGCTCACCTAAACGATGATGATAAAGAGCATTACAGGTATAGTAGACTTCATACTTAATTCTACACCAATGACAATTTTTGGCTCGTTAGTTATTGGTAATCTCTTTTGGACTGGCTATATTTTTAAAAGAAAAAAAGAAATTTCAAAAGATTTCAGGAAATTCAAAGAGTCCGTTTACACTAAAAAAGACATAGATGAACAAATAGAATCCATAGAAAAAGCTATAGACAAAAGTCTAGAAAAATTCGAAGTTAGTATCGATGATAAATTCAAAATCCATATCGGTAAACAATTTGAAGAGTTGAGAAAGCAAATCTTCGCTTTAGCTACTGGGAAAGTTATCTAAATGAACGCCACTATTGATATAAAATTGGTTGAGATTGACCAGAAATTAATTGATTTAGACCAAAGAATAAGGGATATTGATATTCTAATGGAGGTTTTTAATGGGTATTTTGATGTGCAGATAGATGAAGTTAGAAAAGAATTTTCAAATATGAAGTCCTTAATCCCGTACATTGAATCCTTCATTGATAAAAATATAATGAATTTTCAAAAATTGGATACTGTTAAGGTCGAGTTTCGTAAATATAGAGACAAGAAAGAAAACCGCTAACTTAACTGACCATCAAATTCCTTGCTACCAATCCTTCTCACTTTTAATTTAGTTTGATACCTCGCAAAATCATGTTCTACTTTCAAGACTTTAAACCCCAGATTCTTATCAATTATCAAACCTGTATTACTACTAGCGTATACGTCATCAGTGTCATATTCCGAATCAGGGGAGTCATACAGGGCCACGTTTGTATTAAAATCATACCCTGGGTTATCTACTGTTATTAAATCTAATAAATCGACCTGTTCGCCTAAATAAGGGCCTGTGATTTGAAACTCAGTTTTCGGGAATTGGAACTCTCCTAGTATATCTTGCGAGATACCAAACTTTTTAATCGTATTGGTAATAAATCCTATATCAACACGTTTTAATTTAGCCCCGAACTTATCAATAATAAAGTCGGGGGAATCAAACACCCCTAGATCACCCTCAAATTGGACACGAGTGATGATTCTTTTGTCCCCTTCATTATAGTTGCTAATATCTATTATATTAGCCGGTCTAGTGCCTCCCTTGCCGAAGTATTCAAACTTAACATCTACAGATTGTTCCCTATCCTGTATGAAAATAGTGTTGTTTTTTATTTTTAATACAGAATTGGAGGCTAACAAGAGTTTATTTATAGATTCATCTAACTGTTTACCCTCAAAAAAGACACCACTATCAACCGTGCCGTTGAATTTAGGGTTTATATTGTTTATATCGACCGTGATATAGGTTTTGATTTCATTAATATTTAATAGGTTGAATATAGCAGTCCTGAAGTCCATACCGTCATCAACTGCGGCGGATCTGCTTCTTAATCTTGTAATCAATGAACTGAAACTTAATATCTTATAGGTTATAGTCTCAGATCTAAGGGAAGCGTTGGCCGTCTCAGCGGACAATATCCCCTCAAATGTAGTTTCGGAATCGATAGTGCCATCGTCTATGTTCCTAAATCCGGCCACCACCTTCACTCTAGACCTATCTATGATCTTGTTTACAAAAAAACCTCTCCCTTTCATAAATTGACCTTGAGAATTATCTAGGGTGAGTGTTAAATTTGATTGTTCAAAAAATCCAATATCAAAGTCATTTGAATCTATAGACTTACTCAAACGGCTTATTCCGCCCTTCTTTACAAAGCGCGTAATATCAACAAATGGATCTAATGTATTATTTGTCCGTCTAGTAGCAAGTTCAACTTTAAGGACTTTGAATTGGAACGGATTATTAGAATGTTTAGCGACTGGGGTTAATGCAACCAAGGCTATGACACCTCTTTTAAAAGAATCTGTAAATTAGTCCCAGCCCTATAGTAATTCCTTGTATAGAAAGGACTAGGGAAATTAGCCATAGAAACTAAGAATATATCTTCGAGCCTATATCCCTCATCTGCAAATGAAAACTGCGTCTCATCACCACCAGAAGGCCAAAAGATAAAGGAATCATTCAGATCTATGAGGGTTTGGATTAACTGTCTATCAGGTATGCTTGTGTGACTTGTTAATGTCAGATTAAAATTATGCTGAACTAGATTATAGACAAACTTTGATCGGCCATTAATCATCTTATTTTCTACTACATTCCCATCGTGCCGAGGCTGGGCAAAAGGTCTGAACTCAAATTGACCTATAAGTTCTGTAATAATAAGCTCATTGATTCTTTTTTCTTCATTGGGAGTTTGAGTCTTATACATAATCAGTTTGAATTGTTCGGTTGTAACCCCAGTAAATGAGGCCGTAAAGAAACTGTCTTGGTTTCCTTGAGCTCCAATAGGTGACGCGGCAATATTTGTAGCGTCCATATTATTCATATTTCCATCATTGCTACCAATTCTATCCGTAACGGTTGGCGGCACGTCCCTATCGCCCATCTGCCACCAAGATACTAGATTTACCGCCTGGCTATGCTCTGAAAGGTCTGTGGGTTGTCCGTTATTATATATTTCTGCTATCTCTGAGGCGGTAAGTACGGTAGTATCCCATATGGCAGCCTCGTCTATGCTTCCGGTCAAGAATTGCCCCCCGACACCTGTAGCTAGACGAGTTGCCATTGTTACATCTGTAGTACTACTAAAGATAGAAGTTATTGGACCATCTGAGGTTTTTGTCACCGATGTATCTTCAACTCCATCGACATATATTTTTAATACCCCTGTTTCAAATGTGAATGCAATATGATGCCAAGTGTTATCAAGAACATCTATACTTGTGGTGTAATCTTTTAAATTCGAACTTAATGGAGGCCCACCGATTCCGTCATCGGATATAATTACCCTAGCTTTCGTACTACTAGCTGTTGTTATAAGCCAAGAACGTTGAGAATTTGTATCATATTTACCAATTATGGATTGTGATGAGCCTGCGGCCGCGTTAACCCAGACACTTACAGTCAAATCATCTGTGATATCTAAAGTTGCATCGTCTGCGGCATTTATAAATTCATCACTGCCATTAAAGTTCATAAAGAAATTCTTGTTTTCATTGAAAAATGTAACAAACTCACCTAGCCCTGTATCAAATCTCTGTAATTCAAAGCTGGTTAGATTGGTATCTATAAGAAAGAAGTCTGTTAGATTCCTGTCTACATTAAAATCCACATCAAATGTAACCTTTACCTGGTCATCATTAGCACCAATTGATTCCCACCTATCGAATTCATTCCGATTAAGCATTAAATCAAGATTAGCTGAATTATTATCAATAGTAGCTACAGCCTCCGATATTTCAGTCCTTGTAATATCAGTAAAATTTCTTCGAAAGAATTTAAATCCCTCACCTAAGCTAGTATTTAAGCTCATATTAAACCCCTATTCCTGGAACTAATGCGCTGCCAATAACTTCACGTTTAGCAATCAATAGTTCCTCAATTTGATCCACGGCACTTTCATCTATCCCTAAAAATTGCGCCCCATCAAAGTTAATATTAAAATTATTAGTTGTCCCTTCCTGTTGGCCGCCACCAGGTCCACCTAATGTTAAGTCCCCACCCCTAATACCCTGAGCAATCGATCTAGTAATAACCATTTCACCAGGATCTAGAATTGCAGGTATTTGAGCTGGTATATTCACAGCCCCAACCTGGAATTGTTGAGCCTGTATTGTAGCTATCTGAGCGGCGCCCTGAGCACCAACAATAGCAGCGTTAGCAATATTAACAGGGAAGGGCCCCGCTAACGCATTGGCAATGCCTGTGGCTACACTAACTATAGCTTCCCCCAACCTAATCCCTTTCAGGACTAAAGCGGCCTCTTTGAAGGCTACCCCTACTTCACCAAGAAAACCTTTAAGGGTAGTTAGATCACTTATTTGTAATTTCTGTCTTTGAATTTGAAGCTGTTTTTCACGCTCTAATTGAAGCCTATTAAAACGATCTCTGATAGTTTGCTCTTCTTGCTTTAATAGCTCTACAGTTTCCTTATCTAAACTGCCTTGCTCCAACAAAAGATCTCTTCTTGCTTGAAATTGTTCAAGCTCCAACTCTTCACGTCTGCTTAGAGTCCCTTGCAATGACTGTAATTCTAAAATTGATTGCTCTTGCCTGATAGTAAAGATTTCTTGACCTTCTTTTTGAACGCCTGCAATTCTATCCTGAGCGGCTTGTATTAATGCTTGTTTTCGTTTCTCTGCCTCTGTATCAACAAATTTAGGTCCTGGGACATCTGGAATGGTTACCCCTGGGGCACCTGGTGCAGTCGGGAGACCTGGTATAGGTGGAAGGCCAGGCGCTGTTAATTGTTTGGCTAAGTCTTGATTATCTTTTAAGATATCTTTATTTGCTTTTCTTGAGGCTTCCGTATTGGCGTCTTGTGTTTCTTTCCACACATCCTTAAGCCTGTCTGCATTATCTTCACTAGTATCAGTGAATTCCTTGATGGCGCTTTTAAGAGCATTTAGATCAAATCCAATAACCGCCGCCGCTAATTTAACAAAGGTTTTAAAAAAGGATCCTAATTTATCTATAGCTATACCAACAACGTTGATAATCCCATTGAAAAATATTTTAACTACACCGAATAGACGTGAAATTGGTTTGAAAGCTAAGTTCGCACCTTTAATTAAGACATTAAAAAATATTGTGAAATTTTCTATTACTCTTTTTATGACAGCCCTGGATAGATTCGTTATGAATCTAAAGGCCCCACCTAACTTATCTCTTAATACATTGGCTACAAGACCAACAACAGTTCTAACGAATTGAAACGCTGCTAGCCATTGATCCACAAAGATTTTTAATATATCTAAAATTCCACCAAAATTATTTCTGAATGCGAAAAGTAAGACACCTATAGCTAAAGCAATTGCACCAATAATCAATCCTATTGGGTTGGCTAGTAAAGCTAAAGAGATCCCTCTGATACCTAACGCGATCTTTTTGAATGATGGCGCTACTTTTACTAGAACTCTACCTAAAGCTATAAAATTACTGGCTGCCTTTAAGATGAATCCTATTCCAAATCCTAATATAGCAAACATACCGGTAAGTGCCGCACCTAATAACAATGCATTGGCTAAGGAATCTTTTATAGGGTCCGGGAGCGCTTCAAATTTTAAGGCTAAGTTGGTTAACCCATCTATAATTGTACGTATGGTTGGCGCTAATCTTTGCCCTAAATCAATAAATAGTATTTGGAATATATTCCTTAACCGGCCAAGCTGGAATAGTAATTTTTTGCTTGTTGCTTCAAATTCTTCTTGAATTGAAACATTTTCATTAAAGGCTTTTTCCGAATCGTTAAGATTTTTTACCAGCCTTTCAATCTGTTCATTGTTGGCAAGAACCGCCCTGGCTCCCTGAATCCCAAAAATCTCTTGTGCTTTAGCTGTTCTTAATGCGTTACTTTCAACGCCTGCAAACCCTTTTTGAATTGATAAAAAGAATTTTGTGGGATCTGTATCAAATAATTCCTTTAAACTGTCTTGGCTTAACCCTGTTACCTCAGCAAGTTTATCGAAGTTATCCGAAGCTTGCGAAAAGAATCGACTCAAGGCTACCGCCGCTCTCTCACCACTTCCCGTGAGTTCAATAAATGTAGCAGTTAACCCAGCTATTTGCTCTTCAGAGAATGCTAATCGACCTAACACCGGCGCCACATTTTGAATCGCTATGACAATTTCTTCAGCGCTTGCACTGGTTGTTTGTGAAAGTTCATTTATCGATGAACTTAAACGCTCCACGTCATCTATAGGGATATCAAAGGCTTTGGATATCCTTGCAAGAGCTGTTGCCGTAAATTCAGCGGCAAACCCTAAGGCGGTTGAAACTTGGGCAACTGTTTTAGTGAATGTAAGTATATTTTGTGAACCTTGGATACCTAATTGGCCAGCAGCAGCGGCAATCTTACCTAATTCGATAGCACTTCTATCGCTATTTTTAGATAATTCTAATATTTCACTACCTAAATCTTTTAATTCATCCCCTGTTATACCTGTAGTTCGTTGGATGTCTATTAATTGGCTCTCAAAGTTAGCAAAAGCAAAGGTTACCCCTCCAATTACAGCGGCAAAACCGGCAAAGGCCACCGCTGATTGCCTGCCAAATCTTGTGAATCCCTCACCAATTGATTTTAAATTCTTTTGAAGGCTGACCAGGGCTGTTTGTGCTTGCTTTGGATCAATTGTAACTTTAAATGCAATGTCATTAGCCATTAAATACCCTTAAACTTTTTTTCTAACTCGTCTAACTCCTTATCATTATACTCTATGTCGTCCGTAGAATTATTGATATTTTGTATTTTTCTTAGATGATCATTAACACTGTTAGGATTTTTAGAGCACGGGGCTAATATCACAGGGGCTAAAAAGGAAGTTATGTTTTTTAAGAAACCCACATCTTGATTGTTTTTTAATTCTATAAAATCAAGGATCTCTTGTATAGTCATTTCCAATATTTGTTTGTCAGACAATGAGAAATTCACCTTCATATAAGTTAAAATCTCTTTTATGCCGGTACTTTTCCCTTGTTTATCTGATTCAATATTTTTTGAATTTGTACCTATAATGCTTCTAAGGTGATTTGATAATATAGGTATATCGTCTGTACTTATTTTCTCTGCTAACTCAATGAATGAAATACTTTTTCGGGAGTCCATAGGTAGGCAGGCGTGTATTATTTTTGGTAAATTTGTAGGGATATTCCAGGTTAAATCAATAGACAAATCTAGCCCTTGTCTACCTAACAATATCATAGCCCCTATAGTATATTTTATTGGGAACCTTGTCCCACTTAAAAATATACTATGAAAACCAAGAGTTTCATCTAGATATTCCCATTCAATCACAATAATCTGAGTTTGTTTTTTATTCTGAGGCTTTAGGCTTGATAGCTTCTGCCACATTTAACATCATAGAGAGGTCAATTTGAATTGCTAGTTCCAAAATATCGATATCTTTTTGAATCTTAATTGGCAAGCTCGCGTGTATTACGTTCGCTATCCCCTTAGGGCTCTCCAAAATATTACTATTCTTAAAAACATCAATATCTCGCTCTTCTAAAATCATAGCCGTTGCTAATGTGAAGTTGGGGATATATGATTTACCCCCAACTTCTATGTTTACGCAACTTAATGCATTATTTATAATACCAATTTGATTCTTTTGTTCTAATTTCATCGCCGCTTCCTCGCTTCCTTTTTTTTTAATTAGCAGATTACATCTGGTAATTTGCTAAAGAATGTATACAATCTGTCAGTCGCCGTATCAATTAATGGCGTTAATGTGATTGAAGACTCAGACCATTCCCGTGTGGTTGCCCCTATTGGTAATCCACTACCCACTACATTTGGAAAATCAATCCAGAATTGCATTCCATCAGACTTTTTAGGATAAACACCTAATAGGCCAAACGAAGTTGGAGTGTCTCCCTCAGAACCGACCGGGGTTATACCAAACCCTTGATGTATTGGTCTAGTATCAGAAGATGCGGTATCATCCGTTACAAAAGCAATCGTGCCAGACCCGCCAGTAATTGTAATCCCTAATGAATCAACATCAACGGTCCCGCCTGTGCTAGGAACGGTTATATTTGAAGCTACGACGCCTTCAATTGTTTCAAATGGGGTACCATCACCATGTAAATGAATATCTACAGTGGCAGGACCGGTAGCAACAAAAATATATCTAATCGCTTTTATATTTTGCTCTACTCCGACCTTGGCAGCAATTGAATCGATACCGGTAGTTGCATCAAAAACAGATGTCCCTTGTTTATTTGTTAACGCTCCGACACTACCCGTTGCCTCTGGCACGATTTCATTAGTTGTTGCACCTTCTAGTACAGTAAACGCAAAGAATGGCAACTCACGAACCGTTAATGCGATACTATTTTCTGGTTGTCCAAATTCACTATCCCAGGCACCACTAATGTGCCCCCCTGTATTTGGTACGTTATCAATAGACCGATCTAAATTCATTTCCCCTATAACTCTCCACAATCCAAATGGTTTAAATGAACATCTATCATATGCGATAGCGTATTTGATACCAAATGGATTTCTAGTTGCTTGAATTGCCATTAAATTTTCCTCCTATTTAAAATCTTTTTCACTAAATGAAATCTTACTTTTTACTCCTTGTGGAATATCCTCCCACAAAGTTCCCTTCTTAATTGTGATTTGATTCGAACTTGAATACCAAGCACATTTATCAATCAACAATTTCTTACCTGATAAATTAGTAACTTTAAATCTGCGTTTTTTAGAATTTAGATCTCCCCTCCCTAGGCTTATTGTGCTATTTAAAGTATCTTTACCCTCATACTTTACCTTTTTTGCAGACAAAACATCGTTAACTATTTGTATATCGCTGATATTTGATTTATCCGTCATAGCTTCCTCTTTTCTTATGAAAATTCATTTTAATTATACCATTACAATCTAATTTTATAAAAAAATATTAACTAATTGCAATATCTATTGAAAATCTAACGCCAGAAACGATTGTTGAAGGGAACTTGTCTTTCTGTTCTATATCAAAAGGTGCTATTTGTTCTAGAGTGATATCGCTAGAGGTGTTTTCGATATCCATTAGAATTCTAGAATTCAATGTATCTTGTATTGCTCTCATATATCTGAGAGATTTAAAGAATGAATCATCATTCAATTGTTGGTTTATAACTATCCAACAGAATATATCTGATATCTGGGCAAGGCCGCCCCTATTAGAATTGATATTGACGTCTCCATTGAAAATATAGATCATCTTTTTTAGATTGGGTTTACCTCTGAAAAAGAAAAAGAACTCGTTATCACTGAAAGGGTCTAATAATGTATCACCCTTCTCTGTGTTGATTTTAGTAATGAATGTATTGATATGGTCTTTTAAAAGATCTCTGGTGGTTAATAATAAATCTTCTGAATCTCTTATTATTGTCATTATGTTACCTCAATGCCTATCGCTTTTAAATTTCTAATAATGCCTTGCTTTAATATCTCTCCATAAGTCTTTCTTTCAGATTTATTAGGCGATATAGGATCCCTTTTTGGAAGTGGAATTTTATCCCCTACTTTTTTAAACAATCCTAAGTTAGCTCTAAGAAACGCACTCTGTCTTGCTGATTTTACCCGTCTATTAGGTAGACCCGTGAAATGGAATTTAGCATAAAATACATTAGTCCCAAATTCACCTTCAAAATCAGAAACTTTTGATATGTTCCCCTCTGATCCTTCCCTAATTATACTACGAGCAAGTCTCCCTGAGCCTATTAATGTACCTTTGTTAGAACCAAACTTTCTTTTTTTAAATTCTATAGTTAATGGATTTAGTGGCTTCCAGGCTAAATTTTGGTCACGTTTTTGTGCCCCCGAAAACATCTTACTTCTATTGCGTCTGTAATTTTTACCAATATCAGAGATAGTTTTTTTGAGCTTTAAAACTTCTTTAGATGCTAAGCCGTCAATTAATTTCTTACTCTGTCTATCTAATTTAGTGGAAAAGAAGCCTGCACTCATTAGATAATTGTGGTTTTAGTCCACTCTTTAGGTGGGGGTGGATCATTAACGAATAATGAAGTTATGGTCCCTTTGAATGACGGCGTGATTTGAACATCCCTATTCTCAATTAAGCTTAGGTCATCCATAGCCTGTTTTCTAAGATTACGAGTATTACTTTTCTCGTCTTTTGTTCTTGAATTGAAATATGGGTTGGCACCATCAACCCTATGGGCTGTTAACTTTGCATTTATTGTTTTTAGTATTTGTAATCCGGCGCTAGTAACAGTAGAGACATCTATTGTCTTTTCTAATTTTCCGTTTATAAAATTATTATCTTCAATTAACCATTGGTCAATTTCAGCCGTGGTTATTACCGCGCCTGAACTACCAAAATCAACATCTGCAAAATAGGCTTGAACATCAGAAACGCTAGCGTAGGCCATTGTTGAATATCTCCTTTACGTATTGTCATAAAATCCAAATAGCATTACGTGTAGATCAATGCCAATACCATTAAATGTTGCGCTTGTTATAACCTGAAAAGATACTTCATCCTCAACTAAAAAATCTACATCCAAGCCAGTTACTTTTATATTTTTACCTAAAATGCCAGTAGCTGCCGCATCGTATTGAGCTTTAGTAAATGTAGCTGTTGTATGCTGAGCAACACTATTTATATTAAATTGAAATTGGACTGTGCCAGTTGTCCAGTCCCCATATGCTGCATCATTTTCAACGGAAACATTAAATCTATTTACATTGCCTTTTTTATCTGGTGTAAAAGCCCTAGGGAATCCAGATGAATTATTAAATGATAGAAAAAGGGCGATATTAGCCGGAACATTATTCCATCCAAAATATTTCTCAAACACCCATCTTTCAGTAGTTTTCATTTCATTATTTACAACAAGTGCACCAGTATTAAAAGTAAAAGGGTCGGAACTTGTTTGGGAATCAAAGGTTATCCCCGCCGTTCCTTTTAGTCGTAACGATGTAGTTCCAACACCATCATTATCCCTTTCAACAAACGCCTCTATAGAACCGGCTAATTGAGCGCCTAAGCTAAGCTTAGGGGTTTGTGTAGCTTGATCGAATGTCCCTAATACAAGACTATCCAACGCTGCTTGCGCTTTTATCTGAGCATCACCACTAACGAATAATTTATTATCTGATGTGAACCCTCCAATTCCCACATTGCCATCTAAAGAACGAACTTGAATAGCTAAGCTACCTGATTGATCAAACAATTCGAAGTCATTTCCCGAAGGAGTATTAATTCTTTGAAGTGTAAGAACACTAGAAACTTCTACTCCATCGGTAGTCGCATTTACTTTTAAAGGTAACGCAGCTACGCTACCATAGCCTGCAGGTGTATCCGTTAAGTTTAAAAAGCTAAGGGAAACTGCCCCTGTCTGCCCATTAACAGAGGTTACTAGTTCACTGTTATCAATTTTCAACCAAACTGTTCCATTAAAAACAGGAAAATCATTGACTTCCCAATCTGTAATACCATCTAAAGGCGTTGTTCCTGCCTCGCTGACGATAAAAGTATCACCTTGTTCGCCTACGCCAGAAGCAAGTGTAGGGGTATTTGTGTTGGCATTCCAAGTGCCTTGAAATTTTAACGCCCCTAACACAGAGCTAGGGATTTGAGATTCAGGTATTTTACCCCCACTATCAAGTGTGGCAACCCCATCGGCTACCCCTTTTTGACCTATTGGGACCGGTGGTGTTGATGGATTAAAACCGCAAAGTGATGTCATTTTTTTCCCCTTATGTTAATAGGATATAAACTGTAGTTGTTAAAGCAGCGCTACATCTAAAACCAATTTTATTTGTATTACCATCTATGCTTAATTGACTAAATAATCCTGCACTATCTGATAACTCAGCATTCCAGCTATTACCAGGTAAATCTACAAATGTGATTGCAGTTCCGTCTGATCCAAATGCAACACGTACTGGATTTGCTCCAATATTTATTAATGAAATGTGTCTAGTTAAAGAACTGCTATTGTTTAGAGTTAATGTGGAAATGTCTAATGTTTGGCCTGCATCCGTAACAGCAAATGCAGGATTATTATAAATCCCTGAAGCGTCCCCTATTGTACTTTCTACATTGCTAGCTGATATACCTAACGGCGTACTCATTATTTATCCCCTTTTTTAGGCCGTCCCTTTTTTTTAGGTTTTGGCTCTTCGATGTCCTTAGCCTCTTGTGGCTGTTGTTTTTCCTCGGTCTCTTTCGGAACTTCCTTTTTAGAGAGACCCATTAAATAGTGATATTCTTTTTTTGATAATTCTTTAATGAATCCACCTGATTTAAATCTGTAAAATTCATTCCCTTTAATTTCATGTACACAAACAGTGCCTTTCTTAAAGGATCTCTTCCTCAAAATTATACCTGTTCTTGATTCTACTTCTATTGTTTTTTTAATCATTTTCCTAGTCTCCTCGCTTCCATATTCCAATTATAGGTGGGGACAAACTGTCCCCACCCATTTCTACTCAAAGTTTATGAGTTTGTAATTTTGATCATTTTCCACCAAGCCCCATAAGCTACATTCATTCGTCCACGGATTCCCCATTCAAATTCATCTCTTTGCCTAACGCTTTCGTCATCTGCTTTTGGTAAATCAATTGCAAATGGTTTTTCTACTTGATGCAAGAAAGGTTTCATCATTTCTTCATCAAGCAATGCAACATACCAATCATTTGGATCATCTGCGGTCAAAGATGGTAAAGTCATGAAATCAAAAGTAGTTCTTGAAGGGTTATCTGAATTATTAAAGAAGGTACTTTGCTTTAATTTGTAAAATTGACCATCTAGATTAGAGGGTGCTATTACAAGCATTTTCATGCCTTCAATTGATTCATTTAAACCTCGAACCCTATCGTTAGGAGATTGGACATAAGAAAACCCTGCGAATCGACTTCTAGCACTTATTAAATCGGCTTCTATTTGGGAAAGTGAAATTCCGGTTCCTCCAATGATATTGTTTTGAGAACCAGCCGTCGGCGCATAGTCATGAGTGGCAGAGAAAAAATTCTGCCCATCGAATGTAGTTCCAAAAGTATTTGTATCCCCATCGATTACCATATCTATGGCCCTAACGGAAGGAAAATCTGCGGCCATTACACCAAGCTCACCAATACGTATTTTATAAGGGTTCAAGGGTGCTAATGCATTGTTGACTTGATTACTAGCCCTTTCAAACTTTTCAACTCCAATTTTGATACCCGTATCAAATTTTTTATTTTCAATACGAAATTGATGTCCCTCTGGGAATGTTTGGTAAATCCTCGTACCGGTCCACTCCTCAACTTGATCTAAAAAATCAAAATATGGGAAAAAATTAGAGTCTACTAATCCACTATCAAAAGTAAATAGTAAATTTTTAAATTTAGGCTTGTGTGATTCATACTTTTTATTAAAAGTAGTGCGAGCAATTACATTAAATTGCTTTACTAGTTCAGCTGTTGCAGTCATCTTTTTATCTCCTTTTTATTAGATTCTAACTTTTACTGTGTTAGCGTCTATAACGTTTACAATAGTTCCTACCCGAACATCGTTAGTTGTAACGCCTACTAAATCAACCGTTTCATCATCTACAATAAAAACATCCAGGCCAATATCTGTAGCATCTACAGTTGAACCGATAGGGAGAATAAAAGATCGCCCACTACCAGGTACGGCTACATCAATTTTCCTGTCATCTGTTGTGATAGTTGTAACATCCTGAGGTACAAACCCTGGGAATTCATCGAATGCGATACCAGCAAATACAAATGATGCAGTATCGGCACCGAGTAATAGATTTCCTGTTCCCCCTGGGTTTCTGGCTAATATAGCTCCTTCAAATATTACAGGATCACTAACGTCCACTTCCAAACGTTCAAGTTCATTTCTCTCTGAAAACTTACTAACTCTATTTGCTGTTAAGGCCATTTTAAACCCCTCCTATTTTGTTTTATATTTAAGGATTTCTTCTTCTGTAAAAATTCCTTGATTTACTATGGATTGTTCCGCAGAATCCAATCGTTTTGTGGTTGGATTTTCTTCCGACCCGATTGCTTTCATAGACAAAACAGCGGGCATTTCTGAGTAAAATTCACTAAGTTCTTTAGAAGAAAACTTATCTTTAAGCTTTTCTTTTAGAGAAGGTAAGGTTTTGCCTTCACTTAAAAGCTTTGAAAACTCACCTTCAAAATTCTGATCTTCTTGTTCTTTCTCAAGAGAATCAATTTTTTCAGAGAGTTTTTTAGTTTCCTCTTGGCTAGTGACTAGCTGCTCAGATAATGTTTTATTATCTGTACTTAATTTGCTGATATCTTCAGTCAATTTTTTAATTTCTGCCATTTCGTTCTCCTTTTCAATTAAATTGTCATCAACATGAACCATAAGATTTTCAGAAAGTTTTATCGGCGATAGATCCAAGAATGGCCTATTCGTTAAACCACCACCAAGTAATACATTCTTAATAACCTTACCTTTTTTGGTTAAATGTTTTTCACTATAATTAGGGCTGAAGAATTTGATCTCTTTTTCCTTGATCATTCTTTCAGCCTTAGGGGTGAATTCTGCAAGCGCCCAGAGCTCATCCCCATTCCCCCGTATATCCAACTCTTTAATCCATCCCGCTGCCTCTTTCAATGATTCATGGAAAAAATCAATTGGCAATTCTTGCCCTCTTATACCATCGTCAAAATTCCTTTTGTATTGCTCGATATCTTCTTTTGATATTTTTATTTCCCCAAATACACCATGAGTTGCACCCGAGATAGTATGCATTATTTCAATCCACGCTGTATTTGAATCCCCTTCATTGAGTTTTATATTTGTAAAATCAACGCAGAAATGAAAATTCCTATTCCTCTTGTCTTTATCTTTGTCATTATCTAAATGTCCTGCAAGTAGGGATTCGTCTCTATCTTTAATATCATCACCTGCTTCATTATTTTCAGGCTGTTCTCTAAGACCAGTTCTTTCTCCGTTAGGTAACGTATGCGTATGATCCGGCGTGTTTCTATCAGCAGAAGTGAATTCTTCATTGATTTGATGCCAATGACCCCCCTCTACAGCGATAGCTGGGCCCGTTAATTCATCACCAGCTCTATGTATGTGACCGTCGGCCTCTACCTCTTGCATCTGTGTTGATTGTTCTTTCAGGAACCCAATAACAGCGCTAACGCCATCTGTTATTTCAGTAGTCCTAAACTTTTCGCCTTCTCCAAAACCGTCTTCTTTAAATTCGTTAGGCTCTCTTTGGCGAAATCGAAAAGAATTTTCAGTTTCATCAACTTTATCGTCAACGAAATCATTTTCTTTGATCCATTCTTTAGCATTGGAAACCCCCTCAAATGTATCTTTTGACAAAATCAATGTCTGTATAACCGTACCGTCTTGTAATTTAAATGACATAATAACCCCTAATATTTATATTTATAAAATATCATAATAATATTTTACATCACTTTGAAACTTTCTCTAAATTCTTTCTTTGTTCTGTACTTAACTCTTGTGCTGCATTTAACTCATTAGCCGCTATTGGTAAATAATATTCCTGACTTCCATGATGCAATCCCAATCCACCTACGACACCTCCGCCATTTTGTTGATCTGCATTCTTTTCTTCCCAATCCAGCAACTGCTTTATTAAAAATACAGATGCAATAGTTGTACCCGCTGGGTCTAATTTAACGTTTCTTGGGATTAACATTTTAAAATTAGTGATATCATTCGATTCGGCCCATCTGAGTACATCACCTCTAAATACAGCGCGAGGGTGAGCCACAACGGATAGCTTTAAAATGTTTCGATTTAATTTAATATTGTCTACCTGGGTTTCAATTACATCGATGCTGAGACCATTACCAAAATTTGATTCGATATTTTCCAAGATTCTACGTTCTTCATTAAAAAATACGGCCTCGATATTTGATATATGACCAGCCATAAAGGAATTGAATTCCCCTTGGCTAACAAAGGCTAATTTAATCTCGGATAGATCTTTTATTGTAGACTCAGCATTTTTCAATGCCCCGTTCATTATCTTATCGGCGAACTGAGGACCAACAAGACGTTTTTCAAATTTATCAAACTGATCCTTAACTTTAGATTTTATATCATTCTTAAGGCCAGTATTGCCCTTTAAAGAAATGAATTCCGTACCGTCCACCATGTTTGTTTTTGCTTTTGCGTAACCATCATTTAATATTTTTTGAATATTAGATTCTAGCTTCTCAGTCTCAGGAATATACTTATCATTGAAAAAATCTTGTATGAAATTTTCGTTTTCAGTGATGCCTTTCACATAAACATTTTCCTTGAATCCAAAATCTTGCAATTGGATAGTGTCATTATTTGATTCGGATAGGTTCGTCGGTAATTCCGGCGTGCTTTCTTGAATGTCTTCCTCATCTATTTCAGGAAGTTTATATAATTCACGTACGAATTTTTGTATTCTGTCATCGGCTTTCAATAATCCTATACCGGTTAAGGTTGTTAGGGTATCAGCCATCTCTTTTGAGGCCTTACTGTTAACCCCTTTGACTTCCATTTCTGGAAATTCCTCTTGGGCACCAAATTGTATAGAAATTAGCTCTTTAATTAATTGATTCATGTTGTGGATGACTATCGAAGCTGAGTATTCCAGGCTGTTTAAAAAGAAATCTGATTGATCTTGCCCAAGAGAAAAGGCCCCCCCTCTATTCTGTTGGCCTAATAATAGGAACTGAGCCAACATTGAGATTGCCATTTCTGTATTTTTAGAATCTATCGTATTTTGGATAGCTTCGTTATTCATCTTGCCTTCCTCTAGTTTAAATGAAAATCCGAAAGGAAGGTACAGCCCGGCTTTATCGTTAGACATAAAACTCCTGACTTGTTTTTTTATTGAGGTTAAATCATCTTCTTGATAATTCTCAGAAAGGCTTGTGACTGGTGTTCCAAGAGCCATCCTTTCAATACCAATCATCTGCATATGCTCTGTAAAGTCTTTTTGTTTCCACGGTTTGTATGTACTTCTTAATATCGATTCCCCACTTAGGTCATTACCCACTTGTCCAAGAGTGAATACTATTAGTTTTTCAATAGGAATATCTGCATTCACTGATCGGTTAGATGAAAATAATTGCCTTAAATGAGTGACTTTATCAGGGTGATTTTCATCTCTAAAAAGGAAAGTCTCTATTGTCTTTTGCATCCTAATGGGTAATCGAATAGATATTATATCCCCAAATTCTTTAGTCTTTTGATGAATGAATACTTTTTCAAAAATTGACCAACCCTGTTTAAAGAAAGTAAGTATTTCAAAAAGTTTTTTGTCTAAGAATTTAAGATCATCGAATATAACAAACCGAATATAGTCTAATTGCTTCTTTTGTTCGTCAGTAATATTTTCTGAATCTTCGAAGTTTATATTCCAAGAAGCTGAAATAATTGGATTGATAGTAGCTCGCAACAACCCTTTAATAACCGGATCGCTTCTAGACATTTTTTCGAACTGATCGGCCCTGGATTCGAAGTCATTAAATAACGATAGAAAGTCTTCATCATAAAAATTTTCAGCTATATCAGTACCGATACCGCCGATAACTTTACTCATATGAGTATCTAACCCGTTATTATTTATATGCTCGCTTTTTTGGGATGTCTTAACTTGAAATTCGTTTCCGTTAGTGTCGAAAATAGCCATTTTTCCCTACCTATTTTTAGATTTATAAAAATAATATATTTAAATTATACTATTATTTTACCAATCAAGGGAATTAGATTTGGTTTTTAGATCATCTTGGATGTCAT